CGGCCTTTGGAATTCAGAGCAAGCAAGAAAATGATCAGGAAGATCAGCAAAACTGTGGATGCTCTGATGAAGCATGTTTTCACTGATGAAGCTATAAAGAAATGGCGAGAGGAGAATCCAGATATTGATGAGATGAAATCAAAGAAATGGGATTCCGAGCGGTGGAGGCAGGCTGTAAATGAATGCCTTTCTGATACGCATCTGAAAATTGAGCAAGAATTCCAAATAAAGGTTAATGAAGCTTTGCCTGCTAAAGGCAAAGCCCCCCGCCCAATTATCCAATGTGGTGACAAGGCGCAGGTTATGATGCAGCTGCCTGTCAAATGTTTCGAGGACTTACTGTTTCATCATTTTGAAGAGGCCTCCATTAAGCATACTAGCAAATATGATGCTATGGATCGAGCTGCAAAGAGGCTACGACAGCTTGTGAAATGCAAGCTGTTTGAGGGAGATGGAGCAGCATGGGATGCTTGTTGTAACAAGCATATTCGCAATTTGACAGAGAATCGGATAATTGAGAAAATCATTACTGTTTTAGGTAATGATCCCCAGGTTCCGAAACAATGGATGGAAGCCACCTTGAATGATATGAAGAAATCGAAGATTAAAGGTAAGGCCAAGGTGTCGGGGAAGGAGCTTGTGCCAGCCATCCGGATTATAATTGATAGCATCCGGCAATCAGGACATAGGGGCACTAGCTGTTTTAATTTTTTAATTAATCTGGTTTGTTGGTTGTGTGTTGTTGCTGAAAATCCCGAGGATTTGATTAAGAAGGTGGATGGAAAGCTTCCCGAGACTTATGTTTCTGCGGTTGATGGCAAAACCTACCTTCTACGATATATTTTCGAGGGTGATGATTCAGCATTGAGCACGACTGAGGATATTTCAGAGGAATACATTATCAAAGCTTGGAAGAGCCTTGGATTTAACATGAAACTTGTTCATGTTGATAAGAAGCTCACCTTTACTGGTAATGATTTCCTTTGTGATGATTATGGTCCTGTTGGACCATTTATGCCAGAGATACCGCGAAATATTGCTTCTTCTTCTTGGAGCTGCAGCTCGATATTGAAATCTCATCCTGAGAAGAAGCATGAAATTGGGATGGCAGCCATGTATGCACGGGCTGACATGTTTAAAGACTGCGGACCCATTTCAAAATATTTCGCTGAATTGGGACTTGCTCATGCTCGCAACACTGATGACAGGGCTATTGGGGATTCCGAGGCTGTGAGCCTTGGTGTGCATGAAACGAATTCGGTTGTTACCGAGCTCCTTCATCTTGCATCTTCAGCTATGCCGCTTAATGACGGTTTCAGGAAATTGGTTAAAGCTGTTGTTCCTGACTGGTCTGAATATTATGAAACTCGGTTGTTGTCTGTAGATTTTGGCACAGATCCTTTCGACACCAATTTAGCCCGGGAGGTGTTGCCCACTTCTTTGTGGGACCCTAAGAATTTTGAGCAGGCACGGAGATGATTGGAGGAGCATTAATTAATTTTTAGCGGCTGTTTCACCTAATTAATGGTAGCTTTTGCTACCCAGGGACCCACCTCCTCGCTGCCGAGAGGAGGATTAGAAGCCCGTGTGCCCCATCATCCATATTGGGGGTAATTGTGGCAATTGAGGTACCAGGGCACTGGATATCGCAAATTGACGCGAACTCAATTGTCGGTAGGGTGTCGCAACCCGAAGGGCTGACCTTATGGTTCAGTAGGCGTGGACTGCACTCCACGTTGAAGAGCTAGGCGGTATATGGATACCTGCGGAGGGATGGATGGGTTGTGCCAGTCCACCATCTCCGGTGAGGGCCAGGCAGACTGGGAGTGACGCCCCAGGGAGAGCTAGCCACCTCCGCCACATTTTGTGGTTCTGTCCCCCCGTCCTGCATGCACATTCTGAGGCCTGTGATCGGCTTGGTCGAAGGTGTGTGGTGGGGAGGGTGCCTTGCGAAGCGGATGGATTTCACGAGCACGACTCATGGACCGGGTGCTTATCAAGTGCCATGTAAAATGAGATAAATTGTGTATTCATTCGTGCACCCCTGCGGGAAAGGCTACGGGTGCGTCTGTGGTGCAGCACGCTGCTATATGGCGCGGATGAGAGCGGATAGCCTAGGTGTGACCGGGTCCAGATTCTCATTCAAGAGCGGGATAGCAGCTGCATTTTTGTATGCATGGCTAAGCTTTTTGGGTTCTCGCGATTTGTTTATAATGGCATCTCAAGATGACCACGACAATTCAGGTGCCACTTTATCCTATATTGGTGCCAACATCCACAACGACGGAAGGACCGGCGATGTATCTTGTAGATCCTCCGGCCCTTCTATTAGCACTGATTCT